GCGAGTCCGTACACCGATTACATCGATGGCATCATATACAGAGCACAAGATTAAAGCTGCTCTAGGCGATGACACATCAAAGCTATACGTAACCGCAGCCGATGATAGTTTTACAACGAATCCGGCGTTTTCACCGACCCAGTATCTCTCAGATTTTGTATCTAATACAAACTTTGATACACCTATGATTAATGCCCTCAGCTCTGGCACCTTGCCTAACTCAGGTATGACTATCCAAATCCCATCACTCGTTACATCAGCGGGCGGCGGTAATGGTGTTGCACCTGTAGTAACCGTAGAGGCCGAGGCCGGCGCGGTACAAAATACCGGCATGGTTACAGAGTACCTATCCGGTACAGTTAAGAAGTACGCGGGTATGAATACGCTCTCTGTAGAATTACTAGAGCGCTCAGATCCAAACTTTTACGCTGAGCTAACTAATCAGCTGCAACGCGCTTACTCACTAGCTACAGATGCTGCAGTAATCGCAGACGTAGTAGCCGGTGGCGTACAGGGCACCGCCGTAGCTGCAACTAGCGCCGGTATTATCTCTTACGTATCTACAGAGTCAGCAAACATCTACAAAAATACAAGCTACTTTGCTAAGAATTACGTAGCGGGTCCATCACAATGGAGCCTACTAATGGGAGCTACAGACTCAACAGGTCGCCCTATTTACAATGCGAGCGCACCTATGAACTCAGGCGGCCTCTCAACACCTACATCAATCCGCGGCAACGTCCTCGGCTTGGATCTATACGTGGATCATCAGATGGTATCTACTACTATCGACGACTCAGCGTTTATCGTGGCACCGGAGGCGATGACGGTATACCGCTCACCTCAGGCATATATGAGCGTAAACGTCGTATCAAACCTACAGGTACAAGTAGCTATCTACGGCTTTATGGCAACAATCGTAAAGATGCCTAAGGGCCTAGTCCGTTACAACCTAACCTAAGATAGACCCTAGTAGTCGGGAGGGCTCTTAGCCCTTTGAGCCCTCCCGGCCTTTAACTTTGAGAGGAGCAGACCATGGCGGCTACATACGTAACCGAGCAAGAGCTACGCGATAATCTTGGCATCCAAGATTTATACTCGGATAATGTCGTAGAGGAAGTCTGCCAAACCGCTCAAGATATCCTTAATCAGTTTTTATGGTTTGCATCCGCTCCGGTAGTAGGCACGACTCTACAAAATAACGTAGCTACCGTAATGATCGCTAACCCTGCAATATTTACTACAGGACAGAGCGTAACCTTGAGTGGATGCGGCTCAACCTTTAACGGCACGTATACCATCACGGGCACGATGCCATGGAGCGCCGGGACTACTAATCTCATCCCGTCGATCGTTTGGAATAACTACGCGTGGAATTGGCCCGCAGGTTATAGCTTTATACAGTTTACTAAAGTAGCGGCGGACGTTAATTTTTCTCGTGTACTACCTTATGGCCAAGCAATAGGGGCAGATACAAAGAGTCAAGCCTACGCATCTACCCCGGCCGTACGTGAGGCCGCGATGATCCTCGCCGTAGACATTTGGCAAGCTCGACAAGTCTCTCAAACCGGAGGCGTATCGATCGATGGATTTAGTCCAAGCCCCTACCGTATGGGTAATAGCATGATCGGGAAAATCCGCGGGCTTATCGCCGGATATCAAAATCCTTTAAGCATGATCGGGTAGCTCATGACCGCCGCGATTACTACTCTACGCGCCTCACTAGCTGCAGCGTTAAATAATCCAAACGTTTGGAATACGTACAGTTTTCCGCCTCCAACTATTACGGCTAACTCCGTAATCGTGTCTCCGGCAGATCCTTACATCACTCCAAGTAATAACGAGTATGTATCTATTTCGCCTATGGCAAACTTTCGCGTAATTTGTAATGTACCTATGTACGATAATCAGGGAAACCTACAAGGCATCGAGACGATGGTAGTAGCGGTAATTAACAAATTATCGGCATCATCAATCGTAATGAATATTGGAAGCGTTAGCGCTCCAAGTGTTTTAACCGTACAGAGCGGCGACCTTTTAACGGTAGACGTAAACATCTCAATACTAAGCAGCTGGGAGTAACTAAATGCCATATACCGAGGATGATCTAAAGTTTTTGCGAAAGATCGGGCAGCTCGTAGACGAGCCTACCCCGGTTAAAGTAGCAAAAGTAAAAACCGAAACAACAACAACAACCGAAAGCGAGGAATAGGCCATGGCCATATTCTTAAGTAATGGAGTGGTCGTAACCCTTAACTCGGTCGATCTCTCAGATCACGTCACAAGCGCAACAATCAACCGCGTATTTGAGGAGCTAGAAGTTACCGCTATGGGTGACTCAGCTCGTAAGTTTACTAAGGGACTAGAGACATCGACGATTACTCTAGATTTCCTAAACGATACCGCTACCGGTGAAGTACTACAGACTCTACAGGCTGCATGGGGTACAACCGTACCTATCACTCTAAAGCAGACAAGCGCAACGATCTCAGCTACAAACCCTGAGTATCAAACTACTATCCTAGTAAATAACACTACAGATATTAACGGCGCCGTCGGTGATATTTCAACCCAAAGCATTACATTTACATGTAACTCACCTATTACAGTAGATACAACCGTATAACAAACTAGAAAAGGGGCACACAATGGCACGACTCAAAATAACAAGGGCTACCGGGGAAGTTACCGAGCATCAGGTAACACCACGAATTGAGTACGCCTTTGAGCTCTACGCGAAAAAAGGTTTTCACAAAGCGTTTAGAGATGACGAGAAACAAAGCGATCTCTACTTTTTGGCTCACGAGTGCCTACGCACGAGTGGCGAAACAGTAAAACCGTTTGGCGCTGAGTTTCTTGATACTTTGGCAAAAGTCGAGGTACTAGACGACGAGCCTTTAAGCTAGGGCGGGACTCTCTAACCTATTTGATAGCGCAACTATCGATACGGTTAGGGATCCCGCCTCAAGCGGTTATTGATCTCGATGTAGAGATGTTTAAGATGTTAGTAAGAGTATTAAACGAGCAAGCGGAGGAGTCTAAAAATGTCCGTAAAACTAGACGGCGTTAAAGAGACTTTACGCGCGATGCGTAAAATAGATCCCGAGCTACTAAAAGAGATGAATAAAGAGATTAAGGGAATTATGATCCCGATACGCGATAAAGCTCGAGAGTATGCGCCTACCGCGGCTCCGGGTGGCCTTTATAACTGGGACGAGGGTAAGTACACTCGAAAGATCACGGCCCGTAACTCTGCATTTAGGACTTTTAATAACGAAGGACGTTTACGCCGTTTTCCACTTTACCAAGCTGAGGTAGTGCGTAAAGGTATTTATTACACCGCAGCGCCAAGTAAGCGAAACCGTAACGGATGGAGCTCTCAGTACATCGTAGCTAACGCCTCGGCTAGTGGATCTATCTACGAGACGGCCGGACGTAAAAATCCCGGTGGAGATCCAAAAAGTAGATCTAATAATCCGGGTGCCGGCGCTCACTTTGTTAGCCGCATGGGCCCACTATATGGCGAGGGTAATAGCCGTGGCCGTTTAATCTTTAGAGCGTGGGCCGAAAATCAAGGCCGGGCTCAAGCTGCAGTAGTACAAGCTATACAAAATACGATAGCCGCCTTTAACCAAGGCCGTTACGACAAGGCGGCATAATGGCCAAGTTACCCGATTTATTAGTCAATGCCGTTACTACCTTTGACGGTAAGGCTCTATCTAAAGGCCAAAAGCAAATCCAAAGCTTTGAGAAGGGCGTAAAAAACCTCGCTAAAACTTTTGGTATAGCCTTTAGTGCAGCGGCTTTAGCTCAGTACGGTAAAAATGCCGTTAAGGCTTTTGCAGCCTCAGAGCTTGAGGTAGCACAATTAACTACCTCCGTACGTAATTTAGGTTTAGCCTTTGCTACGCCTGAGATAAATCAATACATAGACAAGCTCGAAGCGGCTACCGGTGTAAATCGAGATCAGCTTCAACCGGCCATGATTAAGCTCTTACAGGTAACGGGCTCAGTAGCCAAGAGCCAAGAGATCCTAAATCTCGCTATGGATGTATCCGCGGGCACGGGTACCGACTTAGCTAAAACTAGCGAGATATTAAGCCAAGCATATGTAGGTAACTTTAAGGGCTTACGCTCTCTTAACCTTGGCCTTACTCAGGCAGAGCTAGCATCCTCAAACTTTGAGGAAGTACAAAAGCGCCTACAAGTTTTATTTGCCGGACAAGCAAAAGTAGCCGCCGATAGTTACGTAGGCTCGATGAATAAGCTCGCCGTAGCCTCAGAAAATGCAAGCGAAAAAATCGGTAAATCTTTAATCAATGCTCTTACCGCTTTATCCGGTGGAAAGACTATCGACGACACCATCTCCAAAATCGATACCTTGAGTACCGCTATCGCTGGGCTCATCGATGCCACGGTAGGACTTAAGGCCGGCGAGATCCTGCAACAGTATTACGGACTTAACGCGGGCAAGATCCCCGGTGGGTTTGGTAATCGCTCACTCTCGGCGGGCAACCAAGATACACAAAAGGCAGATGCCAAGGCCCGGGCCAAGGCCGAAGCGGATGCAGCTAAGCGAGCTAAAGAATTACTAGCGCTCCAAAAGAAATCGGCCCTTGCTGAGAAAAATAAACTTTCGTTATCAAAGGCCGCGGCCGTATTTGATACTAACCGCATCTCGATCGCCGCAGCTCTACGGGCTACATATGACAAGGATACGATCCTACGCCTTGAGGCTTTACAAGCTATCGAGGAGGATAACGGCGACCTCGCTTTACGTAAGATTAGCGAGCTAGCCGCACTACAGAAAAACGCCGACCTAGCCAAGTTAGCCGGTGTTAAAGAGATTAGCGAGACAACTCTCTCAGCTCTAAACACTCAACTATTAGCAGAGCTTAAGGGCATCAACGATAGCAAGATGGCCGAGGGCGATAAAGAGCTAGCACGTGAGGAAGCGTTTAAGAAGTACAACGCCGCGCTCGTAGCAGCTGGGCAACTAGCAGCAAAAGAGCAATATTCCGAGCGCGTACAGATCCAACTAACCGAGATCGCTCGCCTTGCAGCTTTAAGTAACTCCGTAAATGCCACTAAAACGGCAACCCTATTACGTGAGTCTGCCGAGCTATCCATGATCGATCGCGTAGCACGAGCACAAAAGGCCGCGGACGATGCACGCCTAAAGGCTTTACAAGATTACATAAACCTATTAAGCAAGGTAGGCACCGGAGGCGGCAGTAGCGGACTTACTAATATCGGCGGTACAAACTTTGTAACGGGCCCCGTTATCTCAACTACGGCTATTCTCGATACAGTAGCTAAAACGGCTGCAGCTACCGCCAAATTAGGCGGCGATATCAGCGCTACAGAGTTTTACAATAGCCTCACCTCTAGCCAACAAGAGGATCTAGGCGGTTATAGCCCTACAATGAATTACGGCGGCGGATACCCTGCAACTTATAACGTGAATATCAGCGCGGGCGTAATCGCTCAACAGGACGAATTTACGGTACTTATCCAAGATACGATCCAACGCCTTAACCGCGGCGGAGATCCGATTAGTACGGCCGGTGCATTATGACGATCCCTACTATTAACGCGATTATTAACTTTTCTACGGGTCCGGCTTTTGCTCAAGCTATGATTTTAGATACCGGCATCCTTGGCACTAACGTCCTTGCAGACTCCGAGGCTTTAATCGTCGATGTATCGAGTCAGGTAGACGGCGTTACCACTATGAGAGGCCGTAACGCTCAGGCGGACGTATTCCAAACGGGTACGCTTACTTTGCGTATAGTCGATCAAAATGGCGACTTTAACCCTCAAAATCCCGCCGGACCTTATTACGGATTACTTACACCTCTACGTAAGGTACAGATTACAGGTACATACGAGGGCACCGAGTACCCTATGTTTAGCGGCTTTATTACTAGCTATACAACTACAACGCCTAAAATGGCCACGGATGTAGTTTATACAACGATTACCGCCGTCGATGCTTTTAGACTTTTCCAAAATAGCCAAATCTCTACGGTGACACTAGCTGAAGCCGGCGACCTACCGGGCGAGCGCGTAAACGCTATCCTCGACGAGATCGCTTGGCCTCCATCTATGCGAGAGATACAGTACGGAGACACCATTTTCCAAGCCGACCCGGGCACGCCTCGTACGGCTCTAGCTGCACTACAAACGGCCACGATCTCAGAGTACGGCGCTTTATATATCAATGCTCGAGGATCCGTAGAGCTGCACGATCGCGCCTTTTGTATTGAGTCGCAAGCCTTTCCGGTAACTCGCTTTAATGACGACGGTACCGATATAAATTATTTTAATGCCGTTTGGCGTTTAGATGATACTCAGGTTTATAACTCTGCCTCGATTACCAAGATCGGCGGTACCGCTCAACTAGCTCAGGACCAAAACTCCATCGATGAGTATTTTATCCACTCATATAATCAACAAAATCTCGTAATGGATACGGACCAAGCCGCGCTCGATTATGCCCGAGCCTATGTAGCAAGCCGTAAAGATACACAAACTCGATGCGATGCCGTAGAGCTTGATCTTTACATGGATGATTATAACGATGGCATCCTTGCCGCTCTAGGTTTAGATTTTTTTGATCCGGTAGAGATTACGACTAATCAACCTGGTAACTCGACCCTCCAACAGACTCTCCAAGTGTTTGGCGTTATCCACCGCGTTACGCCTAACTCATGGAAAACGACATTTACAACACTAGAGCCGATTATCGACGGCTTTATATTAGACTCATCACTATACGGAGTGCTCGATACCTCCGTGTTAGCGTACTAAGGAGCAAGAGATGGCAGCTGGTCAAGGTTTTAAGACCTTTACAACAGGTGAGGTATTAACCGCCGGTGACGTAAACGGCTACCTCATGCAAGGTATTAACGTATTTACAAACGCTACGGCTAGAGATGCGGCTATTACCGCACCGGCCGAGGGTCAGTTTGCATTTACTAAAGATAATAACTCTTTATGGTATTACGACGGTGCCGCGTGGGTAGCCTCAGGTGCTACCGGTGATATCGAGGGCGTAACGGCTACAAGTCCTCTAACCGGTGGAGGTACATCCGGTACCGTTACGGTTGGTATCCAAAATGCAAGTACATCCCAAAGAGGATCGGTACAGTTATCGGACTCAACCTCTACTACAGACTCAACCTTAGCGGCTACATCTACCGCGGTTAAATCTGCATACGATTTAGCTAACGGGGCTATACCTAAATCTCTCATCGATGCCGCCGGTGATTTAATTGTAGGCACCGCCGCCGACACCGCCGGCCGTATTGCTATTGGATCGACCGGTCAAGTGCTTACCGTAAGCGGAGGTACCGCAGCTTGGGCAACACCGGCTAGCGCTGCATCTTTTGTGGGAGCTAGTGTTTACAAGTCTACGACTCAATCCATCCCCACCGCCACCGAAACGATTTTGACTTTTCCAAATGAAAACTTTGATACGGATGCTTACCATGATAACTCTACAAATAATGGCAGATTTACAATACCAAGCGGAAAAAATGGAAAGTATCTTTTAGTAGCTAACGTAAATTGGGACGGTAGCAGCTCAGGAAATCGTCAAGCGTATTTCGTTAAAAATGGTACTACTACGATGGTTATGTTAGAAAGCGTAAACGCTGGTACTCGAGGTGTCGGTTATTGTTTATCCACTATCGTAGCTTTAGTCGCCGGTGATTATATTGATGTCCGAGTATGGCAAAACAATAACCGACACCTCGAGTACCAGCGTTTACGCTTTCTAACATAACCATCGTAGTAGTACCATTTT